GTGCTGTCCATACCCTCATCTTGTAGCCACGTTCTGTGAGTGTATTATAAAGACTCATTTCACACTGTGGTGTTCCAAGATACAGGATTTTACCTTCAGGTTTTAGTACCGCATCAAACTCCTTAACGGCTTCACTTAACTTCTCTCTCATCATCTGTGTCATTGAGTTGTTAGGTACTTCAATGTCATCAGCAATGATTATGTCTGCCCGACTGCCCGTTAGCTGTCCAGTAATCCCGACAGACTTAACTGAGGGACTACCAGACGCTAATGCGGGTCTTACATCAAACGCAATCTTGCTCCACCTTTGCTCACTTGTAGCTATGAGATGTTGGCATATTGGGAGTTCCAAGATAAGACGTTGTGTGAATGTCGAAAAATCGTCAGCTCTCTGTTTTGATGCTGACACTACCATGAACTTCTTTTGTGGATCAAGAAGTAATTGGTGTACGACAAATGCTGCTGTGATGTAAGATTTACCAACACCACGGAATGCTTCAATGATTGCCCTCTTAGGGGCTGTTTGTATAAACTCTGCGATGTCATATTGTACTGGAGTTGGATCAGGCAAGTTAAGATGCTTCCAAACTATGTACATAAAGTTTCGGAAGTCTTTTAGCTGCTCTGGTACTTTTTCCATAATGTCACCATTTCACCTTATTCGCCCACCAAGCCGCTGAAGATTTACCTTTAGCTATGTTCTTTCTATGACGAGCTTTAAACGACTTGCGCTGTGCTGCGTTTTGGTTTGTTTTTGCACCTTGTTGTCCAAACCTAATAATCTTATCCTTACCGTTTACCTTTGTTTTAACGATATGAGATTTAGTAGGGTGGCTGGGGGTGCGTCTAGGTTTATTTATCTTTAAGGTGTCTAGAGAACTCATATTACTTACCCTTCTTCTTGAAACCTATCTTCATTTTAGCGTAAGCTTTAGGAGATACTGTAGAGTTCTTCTTAGATCGACTTATACCTTTCTTCTTTCTTGCATTAATGTTTGCGTATAGTCCTTTCTTAGCCATTTCGACTCCTATTCTGCCTTTTACTGGCGATACGTAAGTTTCTTAGTGAATTATCGTTAGCATTGCGGTTAACATGGTCTACATCCTTACCAGCTACCGCAGCTCTACCTTTTGCTTTAATCATTAAGCGTCTGGCTTTGTTTCTATTACTACGTTTTTTACGCTGTTCAGGTCTACTGTGGTAATTAGCATATTCCTGCTTGTAGTTTCTCAATGTGACATCTCCTCAAACGGTAATGCCTCCAATAAGTTAGCCATTGGTGACTCTGTGTTAATTACTTCTAGACAAGCTCCGTTATCCTTAAGGAACTTTGTTGCAACTGACAATTCAGAAGCAGATGCCTCACCAGACTTAACCTTTGCTAACAAATCTTTAGCTACACTGTCGTGTAATTCGTCTAATATTTTTCTATCCATTAGTAACTCCAAACTACGGGCGTAGAGGTTCTAGTATCAACGTGAATAAACGTCTTAGCGATGCCTATCCCAGTGAAGCCCATCTTCATGGCTTCCGATATGATCTTATACTTCTCAACTCCGTTATTAACTTTGATGTCTGCGGCAATTCCCTGTCCGTGTGTGCCAGCTTTAGCTTTCCTAGCCTCTATAGGGTGTCCTTCAGGGTCTCTATACCCACTTGTAACAATAAACGGGAAACCGCAAGCGTGTCGAAGATCGTCTAGCTTATCTAGGAACTCTTCGGACATTTCGTTGTTACCCGTAAAAGAGCAATCAAAATCTTCTATTTTAAAATATCTCACCGACCTACTCCTTTAACTCGTTCCATTGTACGTAGACCACCAAGACCAAGCATACCCATTAGTACAGGTAACATGGTTGATGTATCTGCTTGTGGTACGACAACACCAAAGGGTGCTGCAAGTGGACTAATAAGGAAGTTTACGGCAAACCCTAATACACATACCCATGCAGTTGCGGGTCTCCACGAAGATTGAAACCAATTCCCTTTGGCTTCTTGTTTGTTTACTTCGATTTGAGCTAGAGCAATTTGTTGTGCGTGTTTCTCCGACATCGTAGCAATTTCATGTGCTATCTTTTGCTTTGTATCTGCATCGGGAATAAACTTATCTAGCAACCCTGTTACAGGTGCTATTAATTGCTGCATCATGTTATACTCCTAGTAATTTAAAGGCAGACCCAAGTCCCATAGACTGACCCCACCAAACAACAGCACCGCCCACAACTAACCACTTGATTTGTAGCAGGGTGCGGTTGATGCTATCCAGCATCCCTCTAAGCTCATTGGCGTTAGCCGTAAGCGTCTTAAGTTGTTCGTCCTGTAGATCCACTCGCCATTCCAAGCGATCTACTTGTTGTTTTAGTTCTTCCATTGTTTACTTTCCTTTATGCTTGGGGACTGCCTGAGATTTCATATACAGTTATGGATGATTTTTTATTAACCTCTCCAACTTGTATAGCATTCCCACCACCGCCTTCTCGTCTTGCGTTTATTGTGTACGTTACCGCTGAGAGGGTGTTAGGGTTATCTACGTGTTCAAAAGCAACATTTGTTTCACCTGTTATTGATTTATAATTATACCAAAAACCAGTGGTGGAATCACCAAGCTGCGTTGTGGTAGAACCACCAGAAATACTACGGGTTAATCCTAACCCTGTTCCTACACTTGCCGCTAAGTAGTTAACATAAGCGTTTACAACAATAATAATCCTACTGTCTGCTGCTGAAGGGGTGTAGGTTATAGAAACATTAGAGTCTACCCAAGTAGTATAGTTAGCAATAACCCCTGTATGAAAACCAGAGCTTGTTTTATAACCTAATATTTTACCACCACCACCAGCAGTAATACCTGTCAAATTAGACCCATTAAATGTAGGCGTACCGTATCTACCGTTAGGTATTGTCCCCGATGTTAATTGACTTGCGTTAAGATTAGAGGTACTCGTAAGTACCCCCGATGCGTTAAAGACTGCTAAATCTCTCGCCTTAGTCACTTGATTACTCCTCTTCGGCTATGCCAAATGTCCTTACCTCTTCTGAGGAATTGTCAATTATAGACTGTGCTTGCGCTCTTTCTGCAACATCTTGAACAATCAAAGGATTGTCTACAGTCTCCGTAGTTTCATTACCTTCTTCGTCCACACTTACTACTTCAACAGTAGCCTCTAGTGGCTCGATAGCAGGAGTAACTACGGTCTCTGTAACTTCTGTAGTCTCTCCAGTTTCTTTATTGTAAGTTGTCTCACCTGTAGGCACTTCACGGCTTGACTCAGGTACACCAACAGACAACACATAGTCCTCTAGTCTTAGAACAGCCTTTCGGTACTGCTCTAAGTTCCAGTTAAACTCGTTGTTAGTTCTGTTAGTGTCTGTGTCAGTTTCAACACCATCCATGTAAGTATCGAATAGACCATCAGCTTTACGCATAGATCGCTCACGCTTCCACTGTGGGTAATCTCTGTCGATGAACTTTTGGGTTCTACGGTTTAACTGTTGTGAAGTTAGGGACTTCATACCCTTATGTACAAAAATCATTTGCGTACTCCTATTACAACAGTTTCTGTGGTTGCTGTGGGTTCAACACTAGGCTTGAGCCATTGGTTGATACCATCGGTTTTCACTTCGTAATCGTAGGCTTCACCTTCACGAGCCAACTCTCCGTCAATGTAAACATCTTTGACATCGTAGCCGTTAGGGATGCTTTGGATTACTTGGTGTGTGCCTTCGGTGATTATTATGTTGTCTATAGAGCCTACAAACGTACTACTGGCGTACATATTAATTCCAGTGGGACTGCTACTCCCTGCTACGCCTGTTACCGTGTGTGTACCATTTCCAGTGACCTCTCCAAACGCATCTCCCCTTATATGTGGGTTAACACCTCCTGCCGAGTAGTTAGAAATAGTAAATGTTACTGTGTAAGTTTTACCTGTTTCGTATTTACTAGCATTATTAAGAGTCAGACTTGAGCCTGATGTTTGGCTTCCGTCTGAGCTTGCAGTACCACCACTAATAGTCCAACCAACCCCCTTATTCCATTGGCTATCAGAATCAAACGTACCGTTGGTTACAAGGTTTTCGCCTACTTCTTGGACTGAGACGTTGTCGAATGTTATCTGTCCAGTTTGAAGCATTGTAGCGGGTCTAACAACTAATGTATCAGCAACAGCTTTGACATAGTAAGTGTGTACTCCAATATCAAGAGTATTGTCATTTAGATAAAGATCGGTATCATTAATAATACCTAAATATAACCTACCTCTGTCGTTTGCATCGTTAGGGTTAAGCGCAACAACTTCTATGCTTATCTTATAAGTTTTACCAACGGTTACGGGTAAGGTTTGTTTGATAGCC